AGAAAAAACGGCTGAGCAGGTTACGTAGGTTCTTCTTGCCCTGAGGCGGGGTGTTGCCTTTGGTCTTCTCGTCCTCCGAGAGGTTGTCCTCATCAGTAGAGGTGGCTTCACCCCCGAGGAGCTGAGCTTGCATGGCTTCCTTTTCCGCCTTCTTCTCTTCAATGAGCTCGTCGTAGTTCTCGGGCTTGGGGATGCCAGAGAACTCATAGAGGTAGTCATCGGATATGGGTAGCCCGATGGAGTTCAGCTTGAGGACAATGTCCACCTGCTGGGTAGGATGCGTCTTATCCTTTTTGGCGTAGATGAACTCGCCTCCCTCAGTATTAAACCCGAGGGCGGAGAAGATGGGGCGCATGTGGTAGTTGAGGACATCGAGGATGGTGTCTCGGTCATCCTCATTCATCTCGTCTTCAACCTCCTTGTGTACCTCGCCAAGCGCTTGTGTGCCTACCTTCTTCGCATCGGTCGTGAGCGTGTTGCCGAGCACACGGATTGAGATCTTGCTATCCCAGTAGTTGGTGAAGTTCTCGAATAGCTCACCTGTGGCAGACGCATTCTTGGGCTCGTGCAGGACAAGGGAGCTTTCCTTCGGGTGAATGTATACGGCAGATGATCCTTGGCGACGAGCATCCTCAATGATCTTCCTTCGGGCTTCTTGATCCCCGGCATCATAGGTGTACTCACGGATCGGTATACCGAAGATGTTGCAGAATTTAGCCCAGTCACTGACGTTGCCTCTCTTATAGAGAATGGCAATCATGATGTCCACAAGGGCTCCAAGGTCACGCTCTCCGCCGACAAAGAGCATATTATCGAACTCCTCAATAGGCGCACCCACCTGGTCGTCTTGGTATTGCAGGAGTTGACGTGTGATTGGATTGTAGTGCTTGCGATTGATTTGATCCGCACGGATATTGCCCTCCTCGTCAAGGTAAAACTGCATCAGGGAGAAGCCCCAGAACTGTGCCAGGGTGATCTCCTTACGTACCTCCTTGAACCACGGAGAGCGGAGCTGGGGGGTGATTACATCGTCAGGCTTTCCGTCTCGGTGAAACTCAATGGGGATGCGTGTTACCCCTCGTAGACGCTTGCTTAAGACCCCCATGTAGTGAATGTCTAGCTCTGACGACTCGTAGAGGTCGTATAATCGGGATCGAGAAGGGAAGTCGATCTGCTTGGCTCGACGTAGGCTATTCTGGAACTTCTGCAGGTCGAATAGGAATAGCTCAGGCATCTGCAGTACAACGTCAGGGACGTGGTACGAAGAGCCCGAGGAGGAGCGTAGGCTCCCTCCTTGTTGGATACGCTTTTGAGTTCGATTCTTTGCCATTAACGTAGGGTGGGTCTAAGGGTTTCAGCATCAATCTGCCAGGGGCTGTTCATCTTCTGCTCTTCACTGTCTAGTCGAGGAGCCCCGTGGATGGTGATCTCCCCTCGGGATACGCCTTTGAGCCATTCAATAGCTCGTTCATACCTATCCTTTCGGATGTCAGCAATCTTATAGGGGTTATGGATGCTGAAGATGTGATAGATGGTGATGTCGAGAGCAAACATCAGGATGAGATTGTGGCGCTCTTTCCCTACGGCGGAGAAGATGGCATCACAATCGTAGGTCTTGTCGAGGTAGGAGCTCATCTCAGAGATAGTGCGATCCTCGCAAATCTCAATTACCTGAGGATCGTAGTCAGGGTTGGGCTGACCTCCTGCTGAGGTCTCCCTTAGAAGGGAGGAGAGTATTTCTCGGTGGATGCTTGCGTTGTAGTCCTCAGGGGTGATAAAGTTTGCCATAATTAAATACGATAGGGGTTGCCTTTGCTGACCTCGTCATACCCAATAACCTCTGGAGGATCAAGCTCTGCACTCTTGCTCTTGATGAGGCTGATCCCACCCTCCACGGCATCTAGACCGTCGGCAGGGTATGGCAGGTGCATCTCGAACAGTGCTCCTTGATTGATTAGCTCTACCATGTGGGGGTTATCTTGCTCGTCCTCGTTGAATATGAGTTGCCCGAGTCGGTCAAGGGGCTCTAGATTATTCTCAATACGAACCGCTTTGTCGGTCTTCTTGCGCTCATCGGGTCGGATGTGAATCTCTTCTCCCCTGCGCTTGATCTCCTCTCGTATAAGGGGCTTGAAGACTTGTTCGTAGAAGGGATCCTGCAGTTTATTGTTCTCGATGTAGAAGTACACCTCCGTCTTGCCTCCGACCCATTTTTTCAGGTCGAAGTACCAGCCGATGAAGTTGGCGTTAGTCTCACGTGCGAGGTAGCCCTTAATAACGTAGTACTTGTCTCCCAGCTTGCCTATTAGCCAGAGCGCCTTGAAGGATCCTTGCTTGGTCTTTCGGTCACTATAAGCGGGGTCGCCATAAGCGATCAGATACTTAAATCGCTTGAGGGGTGGAATTTTACCAAAGGCAAGGTTCTTGAAGACACTCCCTTCGGAAAGCGGGTTGTTGAAGTACTCTTTCTGTTGGGCTGAGCGAGGGATATTCTCCAGCGTTCGGTCGATCATCTCCTCGCTGTTTTTTGCTGGCCACGTCGACCGTCCTTGCTTGTCTCGTATGTTGACGATATCCCAGTGCTTGGCTTTTTCTCCTGCACGCTTGACACAGCAGTCCTTTGCGATGATGTTACCGCACCAGATAATCAGGGTTGGTTCACTGATGGATCGTGTCGGGTAAAGCGCCTCATTAAACCAGTCCCACTTCTTCTTGAGGGTCTCAGGGTTACGGCAGTCTTCGTCGGTGTCGTAGTCGTCAGCGACGAGCACATCGGGACGTATTGCCTCATTACGACTTCCTCGAGGGGCTGACCCTGCCCCCAAAGCCAAGAATTTTGCGCCAGAGCGAATCGTGAAATCTCGCTCAGTCCACTGCCCCAAGTTCACCTGGTTGCCATAGAGTTGCTTAAGGCGAGGGTTCGTCTCAAAGTTGACCTTGTATGGAGTGAGTAGTCGGATGGCACTATCCACGGTAGCGCTGGTAATGACAAAGAACCTCTTACGACCCGTGAGGGCTAGATACATCAGCACCATCATCACGATGGTTGACTTAGCCAGCTCTCTCGACCAGGAGAGCACCTCATACCATTCATCATGCTCTATAATGCGCTTGATCGCCTTGACCTGGAAGGGGGCGAACTCATACTTGGCGTAGCCTGGGAAGAGGTACTTACACCACTGCACAGGGTCAGCTTCAAGCTCCTTGCGTAGCTTGTCAATCTGACCAGCCGTGAGATTGTGATCGATGAGAGCATCCCGAGCAAAGGACTTGTGGAACTCCTCCCACTGCCTAAGGGCTTGCTTTTCCTGCTGTGTCATCGCTTGGAGTTTGCTTGGTCTTTGATGAAGACATCCATGAGGCTGTTGAAGGCTTTGGCTTGCTCCACATCGAGGGGGCGAAGCCAAGCGAGGAAGCGCATGCAGACGCTGATGACTTCGCTGATGCCGAGGTCATCTTGTATCTTCTTGATGGAGGTGGCGAGCTTGAGCATCGCATCAGCTTCGGCGGGGGTGGCGTAGCGTGCCCCCTCCTCACGACTGGTGATGGTGCGGTTAATCTCGGCTATCTGTTGTTGCCACTGAGCGATGAGCTGAGTGGGCGTTACCGAGAGAGACGCTTTAAGCTCCGCCCAGCTGTCCTCCTTCGACCAGCGGATGATGGTCTGCCGAGAGACCCCCACCTTTACGGCAATCTCCTCCTGAGTGTAGTTGCCGTCGAGGTAGAGTGTGCGGGCGATACTCCGCTTATCAATCTTGCTGTCCGTCTTCTTCGCCATCCTTTCTGTCTCTGATTTGCTTGTAACGGTAGTTGTAGTCTACGCCAAAGAGAGCGCCCGAGAAGGTGGACATCTCACCAAAGGCGACTAGAATGGAGTTGTGAATCTCCCCGAGAGGCTTAACCATGAAGCCAGCAAAGAGGAGGAGGATGCCACAGATAACAAGCGCCGTTGCTACCCATAGCTGTACTGTTAGTTTATCTCGTTTTGTCATCTAATAGTGTGCGTTGATTTGCACCTCTGAGGAGGTGATCTTGATGCTCTCTACCACCTCGCCATCTAACTCTAGAGCCTCCCTGATGCGCACACGCCAGTAGAGCGGGTCATTGTCCAGGAGCATATCCGAAATGCCTACGCCTAGCGCAGGGTTCTCCTTGAGTTCTCCCTTATGGGATTGGATGATGATTGCCTGATTCTGTGGGGTGATCTCCCCAAGCTGAAGCTCACCCGAGGAGATGAGAGGCTGGTAGTCGGAGTCGATAAGTATACCAATCATATAAATGCTAGCTGAGGCGGAATCCGAGGGTGATCTCTCGCTTGCCACCCTGTGAGCTAAAGGAGGTCTTTACCGATCGGACGAAGTACGAGCCGTCCTGCTCGGGGTAATCCTCGTCGTGCAGTGTCACCGTGTCGCTGGGCTTGCACTCGGGGATGAGCCAGCCCGTGATCGTGCCGTCGTAGCCGTCGTAGGTGCGACGCAGGAGCTCGGATTCCCCTCGACGACGCATAGAGGCTTCGTCGCTGGTGGGGCATTTCACCTCGACCTTGTCTCCCCCCGTTGTGCCGACTTCCACCTGCCGAACCTTGCCATCGGGTAAGAGTGCTTTGACGACTACCTGTATCTTCTTGTCCTCGGCTCGCTTGTAGCTGAGGTCGGCTTTTTCGATGTTGACCGCAAAATCATACAGCCTCTCTTTGCCGATGACTTCCCCAGGGGGGTGCACGTGGAGTGTCGTTCCGTCAAGGTAGATGTCTGCACCGCTTTCCTCTTGCACCTTCTTCAGCACATCAAAGGCGGTAGCGTTGTGGAAGGTGAACTTATCGTACGTCCACGCATAGCTACAGATCACCTTATATTCCGTCCCAATGGTCTTGCAAAGCTTTTCGAGGAGCTTTTGAAGGCTGATCTTCTTGAAGACCTCGTTGGTGACAGGCTTACGGAAAGAGTATAGGTCATCCTCGCAGTACAGGGTGATTGAGCCCTTGTCTGTCGAGATACGCTGGAGGTATCCTATAAACTCATCTACAAGCCCGGTCTCTTCGTAGCCAAGGGCGATGCTCACCTTATCACCTCGCTTCAGCTCTTGCTCAATGGAGAGTCTCTTGTTGTACTCGCTTGCAGGAAGCGTTATGGTGGCTGTGTCCGCCAGAAGCTCCACAGACCGATGGATATCCACCTTATCAAGCATCCCCAGGGTGTGCTCCCCAACCTTGACAGAGTAAATCATCGTGTACATACTACTTGAGTAGGAGTTTGTAGGTGTCGTCAGAGAGGCAAGAGAGGGAGTAGTTCTGGTTGCGTACCCCAGCGGTGTGTGGGATCTCCCAGCTTTCAATGACAAGCCTCGAGATGCCAAAGAGCTCTAAGAGGGGGGAGGTGGCGATAACCTCCCCCGCCTCGCAAAACTTGCGCAATCGTCGTACGTCATCCTCAGGGTAGCTGTCAGCTTTGCTCATCAGGATTCCCTCGATCTTGACCGAGTAATCATCCAGCGTCCAGCGCTCCTTGACGGATCCTCTCGCCTTGCTCTTGGCGACTTGCCTCTTCGTGATGATGTGCTTCCCCGTGATCGTGATCATAGGCTCATAGGGGAGTAGCCAATCCGTCTCACCAGCCAGTGGCAAGCGCAGGGAGAGCGGGAGCACCATCGGTACTCCCAGCGAATTGTAGCGCACTACATCCGCTTGCTCTTCCTCGCTGAGTCGATCAAACTCATGCCGACTAGCCTCAGTTGCGTCTGCCCCAACGGCGTGTGCTCGAGGAGACACAAAGACGGGAGGGGGCACGACAAGGCGAGTGGCAATGGTGTGGATGATCTCTTGGCTTGCCATCGCTACTTGATGTCAGCATATTCGACCTTAGCGTCAAAGCAAGGGCAGTCTTTGATACGCTCCCAGGGATCAATCACCCCATTGCCATTGGTGTCGGGGGAAAAGTCACGATGCCCCTGGATGACTGCCTGAGGGTATCTCTTCTTGAGCGCCCCGAGGAGCGTCCTGAGACTCGCCTTCTGTTCGGCGGTACGGTTGTCTACGCTCTTAAGGACTCCCTCTTGGGAGATGACCCCACCGATGTAAGCGACGTTGATGCTCACGGAGTTGAAGCCCTTGACTCCATTGGATACCTGGTCTTCAGAGAGGAGTTGATGGATGATACCATCTGCCGAGATAACATAGTGGTAGCCTGGAGCCTTGAAGCCTCGGGATTTGAACACTGCAAGCAGGTCGGGAATCGTCGTCCTTTGACTCCCTGCAGTGCAGTGTACAGCGATGTACTTGATGTTTCTTGGATTGTTCATATTGATCTCATTTTACGTGCCTGATTCGGTGCAAAATTGAGGTATTCTATGGGGTATTTCAAATCGGATATTTATGATGGTAACGCTTTATAATCATCATAATATCAAAGTGTTATTATGGTAAATATTCAGTTTGCAGGCGTGGAAATGACCCCATACTTTTGCCATAGAAATCGAGCGAGAACTGTATGAATCGACCTAGCAAATTCTTCAATTATGTGCCCAAGTCAGACGGAGGCGCAACCATCCTACTCTATGGGGATGTCGGTCCGTGGGGCGACATCGATAGTCAGCGAGTAGTCACTGAGCTCCTCGCCCTCGAGGGGGAGTACAACTCCATTGATGTACGTATCAACTCGACGGGTGGGGATGTCTTTACAGGCATTGCCATCTTCAACGCCTTGCGTCAGAGCAAAGCAAATATCAAGATCTATGTGGATGGCATAGCTGCGAGTATCGCAGGGGTAATAGCCCTTTGTGGCAAGCCTCTCTATATGTCGCAGTACGCACGACTGATGCTTCATAAGGTCAGCGGGGGCGCTTACGGCTCGGCAAAAGAGCTCCGAGAGACGGCAGACCTCATCGAGAACCTTGAGGGGAGTCTAGCTGAGATGGTTGCTCAGCGTGTTAAGCTCACCAAGGAGGAGGTGCATAGTCGCTATTTCGCCGACGGCAAGGATCACTGGCTGACCGCCAAGGAGGCATTAGCACTGGGGATGATTGATGGCATCCATGATCTACCCGAGGAGACCGACTTGGATGAGTCAAGCAGTACCGACGATATCTATCAAGTGTTTAACAACCGCCTCGAGAAGACCGAGGCACAAGAACCCACTACAATGGCATTACTAGATGAAATCAAACGTATCCCCAGCTTTGCCAATGCGACAGAGGCTGACATCGTCACTCGTCTGCAGAATCAGGCGCTGAAGCTGGAGGAGAAGGACAAGGCGATCACCAATCTCCAGGAGCGAGTAGCTGAGCTAGAAGCCAAGGAGCTGGAGGCGCTCCTTAATACGGCTGTCGCAGACGGGCGTATCACTCAGGAGCAGAAGCCCACTTACCTGAATCTTCTCAAGAGCGACCGAGCGAACGCTGAAGCTCTGCTGGCTAGCCTCCCCAAGGCGGATGCTGGAGCGAAGCAGTTCCACTCTGCGAAGCAGTTTACCCAGCCCACTGGATCGGGGGCAAATAAGTTCCATGGGAAGACGTGGCGAGAGCTGGATAAGGAGAATCTCCTTGCAGAGTATAAGAAGTACGACCCTGAGGGGTTTGCAAGCCTCTACAAGGATGAGTTCGGTGTAGACTATCAGAACTAATAAATAAGAAGGAGAAAAATATGGCATTGAATAGAGAAGTTTGGCTGAGAGAGATTCAGGAAAACCTGTTTCCTGACAACTCGTTTGTGGCAAAGTCCATTGACGATTCAGCTTTTGTGGATAATCATCGAGTGCATGTCCCCAATGCAGGTGCACCTAGTGGCGTAAAGCGAAACCGATCGGTCTTCCCCGCCACTGTTGGGACAAGAGAAGACAAGGATCTGACCTATGACCTTGAGCCATTCTCGACCGATCCTATCCGCTTACAGAATATCCTCGACCTGGAGCTGTCGTATGACAAGCGAAAGTCGGTGATCTATAATGATAAGGAGGCTCTTCATGAATCGATCCATGACTATATCCTCGAGCAGTGGGCTAAGGCTAATGGTGGTGTCGTCCGAACGAGTGGTGAGCTGATGCCAGCACATACTCATTCAGGGGCGACGGGGAAGCGTAAGAAGGTTACGTCGGAAGATATCCTTGAGCTTCAGACTCAATTTGACCTTCAGAAGATCGCACAGGAAGGTCGATATCTGCTCCTGGATCCTGTGATGTACAATAAGCTCCTGGGGAGTCTGAGTGCGGCTGACAAGCATGCGTTCTTTGCTACCGCCGATGCCCAGCGAGGTATCCTCGGTCAGCTCTACGGCTTCCACATCATGAAGCGAGCTAAGGTTCTGCGCCTCAAGGCTGATGCAGAGACTATTCTCTTCGATGGAGATGCCCACGAGGCTACAGAGCTTGGTGCTGGTCTCGCCTGGCAGGAGGGCTGTGTTTCACGTGCTATTGGCGAAACCAATATGTACTACGAAGAATCAAGCCCAGAGTACTATGGTGAAGTGATGTCCTTTGACCAGCGTGCAGGGGGCTCAGGTCGTCGATTCGATAAGAAGGGGGTGATGCTCCTCGTAGAGTCCGCAGAGTAGATCTAACCTAGATAGAGGATATGTTACCACGAATCAAAATCAATTATCTCTCTGGTCAGCTCGGCACGGTGGGGACTAGCCCTGATGGGCTGGTTTCCATCGTCGCTGGAGCGACAGCTGTCGCCTCAACCTTTGAGCTGGGGATCAGCTATAAGCTTCGTAAGCTCTCGGAGCTGACCGCCCTCGGTGTTACCGAGGAGAACAATCCTGCCCTTGTGCATTTCGTGCGAGACTTCTACCGCCAGGCGGAGGAGGGTACGGAGGTCGTCGTTTATGGGGTTGATCCCGCAAAGACGATGACCGAGCTCCTTGCAAAAGAGGAGGGCGCAGTACGTAAGCTCATCGAGCGACATAGTGGGGCTCTCCGAGCGATCTTCCTCTCGAGCAGTGCGGGGGATAGCGAGGAGGCAACCGAAGGCTTATCCCCAGATGTCTATACCGCTCTCCCTGAGGCTCAGGTGCTCGCTGATTGGGCAACCTCAGAGCTGTATGCCCCCCTCTTCATCGTCATCGACGGTCGTGGCTACACGGGCAAGAACCTCAGAGACCTCTCCAAGCAGAGCTACAATCGAGTAGGTGTGCTTGTGGGGAGCACCAAGCAGGAGGATAAGGGGGCTAGCCTCGGCATCCTTGCTGGGCGTATTGCTTCGATCCCCGTTCAGCGTAATGCTGGGCGAGTGCGTGATGGAGCACTCAAGCCTGAGACCTTCTACCTCAATGGTAAGCCAATCGAGGAGGTGCAGAGTGAGATCATCGAACTCTACGAGAAGAGGTACATCACCTTTCGCCGATATGTCGGTCGCACGGGCTACTTCGTCGCAGACGACAATCTAGCGACATCGCCTACCGATGACTATGCACAGATCGCCAATCGTCGAGTGATCGATAAGGCATACCGTCTGTGCTATGATAGTCTCCTTGACCTCATGCTCGATGAGCTGGAGCTCAACGAAGATGGCACGCTACAGGCTCCTATCATTAAGGCTTGGGAGCAGAAAGTAGAGGATGCCATCAACCGAAGTATGACAGCCTCGGGTGAGCTGTCGAGTGAAGACGGTGAAGGCTGTCGCTGTGTCATCGATCCCAAGCAGAATGTCGTAGCAACGAGTAAGATTGAGCTCACCCTGAAGGTGCGCCCTCATGGCTATGCTCGCTACATCGATGTTGCACTTGGATTCCTTGTGACAGCATCCGAAACAGATAAGAAGTAAGCGCTATGGTCAATACGAGAGAATTTGAATGGTCGGACATCTCCCTTGTTGTCGCTGGACGTGACATCAAGGGCTTCCGTGGGGTAAAGTACTCCGAGAAGCAAGAGAAGGAAGCCCTCTATGCCAAGGGGAATAAAGCTCACTGTATCCAGTCAGGCAATATCACCTATGAAGGAGAGTTGACCCTTCTACAAAGCGAATATGAAACCCTCCGCCTTGCTATGGGTGGGAGTATCCTGTCAGGTTCACTCTCCATGGTTGTTGCTTACGGCAACCCCAGCAAGGGAGACGTGATGGTCACAGACGCACTTTATGGGTGCGAGTTCACCGAGGACAGCACGGAGTGGAAGCAGGGGGACAAGTACCAAGAAAAGTCCATTCCCTTCGTCTTCCTGTCGAAGAAGTCAGTCTAACAGCATTAGAATAAGATTAGAATGGTATTTACAGAAGAACAAATCCAGCAGTACAAGGACAAGCACAAGCATCTCTATGAGATCACCGTCGAGGATAAGAGTTGCCTCGTTCGCAAGCCTAACCGTAAGGATCTTAGCTATGTCTCCACGCAAAAGGATCCCATCCGAATGAGTGAGACTATGCTTAATCAGATTTGGCTGGAAGGAGATGAAGAACTTCGAACAGACGATGAGCTGTTCCTCGCTGTCGTTCAAAAGATCGACGAGATCAGTCAAGTCAAGGAAGCGGAGTTAAAAAAGCTCTGAGCGATGCCGAGGTAGATGTCGTGGGGATGGAGGGCTTCCTCTTCCTCTCGACACTCCTCGAGTACTACCTCGGCATCGCTCCCGATGATCTCCCCGATGAGGTCTGGGCGTGGAAACTGCGCTATGTGAAGGATATCAGAGAATTAGAAGCTAAGGGAAATAAGGGATGAAGAGCATCTTAAAACTCCTAATCAAACTACAGAGTGATTCGGGTGATCTTATGGTTGAGGCGAGAAAGGTACTCACTCAACTGGATGGTATACAAAAAAAAGCTAGCTCGGTAGGAGCAAGTATTAAGAAGGCTTTCTCCCCATCTTCTCTTGGCGAAGCTCTGATGTCGATCCCCGGGATGAAGTTCCTTACCAATCCCTACACTATGCTAGCCTCAGGGATTGGAGCTATCTCGAAGATTGGAGCAGAGGCAGAGATGACAGCCACAGCTTTTACGACTCTGGTTGGAAATGAAGAGAGAGCAAAGGCTATCCTTGGCGATATCGGAAAGTTCGCCTCTGAGAGTCCATTTGGAAAGCTAGATCTCACTAGCAATGCTCAGCAGATGCTCTCTTTTGGTGTGTCGACAGACAAGGTGATGACCTACCTCAAACAACTCGGGGATATCTCGGGGGGGAGTAGGGAGAAGCTATCGTCACTGTCTCTCGTTATGGGGCAGGTGTCTGCTAGTGGCAAGCTAATGGGGCAAGATCTCATGCAGTTCATTAATGCGGGGTTCAACCCGCTGAAGGAGTTGCAGAAGATGCATCCCGAGCTGACCTATGAGAAGCTCCAAGAGGCGATGAGCAAGGGAGCAATCTCCGCCGACATGGTCGCCTCAGCCATTGAGCATGCAACGGCTGAGGGGGGGCAGTTCCATGGTCTTATGGATGCCACTGCCCAAACCATCGGTGGTCGATGGTCAACGCTCATAGATAACCTCCAGGAGATGGCTATTCAGCTCTTCGAGCAGATACGCCCCTTCGTGTCGAGCTTCCTTGACCTCTTCAGTAAAGCTATCCCCTACATATCGAAGGCGGTAAGTGGCTTCTTCTCAATCCTCACAGGCGTTATCAACTTCATAAAAAACTGGTGGATGGAGCTGGCTCTTGCTGGCAGTATTATAGGCATTGTAGCCATCGCTATTAATATCAAGACGATCGCCCTTACTGCTTGTGCAGGTGCAATGGGGATAATGTCTATTGCGACTAAGGTGTTGACAGCTGGACAGTGGCTACTTAACACAGCTCTTGCGGCAAATCCGATTGGGATCGTGATTGTTGCAGTAGCCGCTCTGACGGCTGGGATCATCTACCTCTGGAATAAGTTCGCCTCCTTCCGTGCCTTCTTGATGACCGCCTGGGATACCTTCAAAGAGCTTGGCTCTATCATCAAGGACTATGTCGTCAATCGCATCCATGAGATGCTTGAAGGGCTGGGTAAGGTTGGGAAGGCACTCCAGCTACTCCTGTCGGGGGACTTCTCCGAGGCTTGGTCAACCTTTAAGGATGGTGTTGGGAATCTAGCGGGCAAGAACTCCGCAAAGACTGCTGTCCTACAGACCAAAGAGGTCATCGAGGGGGTCAAGGGTGACTGGCAACGCAATCTGCAGACAGAGCAAGCCAAGGATCTGAAGAAGCTCGATAAGAAGACTCAGATTGGTACTCCTGCCCTAAAGGGATCGGCAACCTCGGATAAGCTAGATCTCTCTGGCGATGGTAAGGGGAAAAAGGGAGGAAAGGGCAATAAGACAGCCGAGGCGATTGCCACTGGGGGATCTAGACCAACAACAATTAATATCTCAATAGCGAAACTCATCGAGCGATTCGAGGTGACGATGATGGATCGAGCGGACACTCAGGAGATAGAGCGTGTCGTGCTCCAGGCACTGAATCGCTCCCTCGCCATTGCAACTAGCACAGATTAAAATGAAATACTTGAGTAGCATCCTCCTTGCCCTTGGGCTCCTGCTCCTGGTGGGCTGTGGAGTACGGGTGAAGACCGTAGAGGTAGAGCGTTTGAAGGTGGAGTACAAGGATCGTCTGAAGATGGTGCGAGATAGCATCTACCAGCATGACAGCATCTACATCGAGAGGCGTGGTGACACAGTCTATCAAGACCGATGGCATACCCGCTGGAGGGAGCTGGTACGTCACGATACGGCGTATATCGAACGGCGAGACTCGGTGAGCTATCCCGTTGTGGTGGAGGTGGAGAAACCTCGCTCCTGGTTGCAACGAGCCGAGATAAGCATTTACCGCATCGTCATCATCCTTCTCCTTGTCTTTGCTGGCTGGTATACCGTGCGCAGACTCCTATGGGTAAGACGACTATAAAGCAGGGGCAGACGTGGTGGGATGTGGGGGTTGAGCTCACTGGAGCGTGGGAGGCTGGGATTGATCTGGCACTAGCTCTAGATGCATCCATGACAGAGCCCCCTCCGCAGACTACCGTGGCAACCCAGCAGACCTACAATAAGCCGATGGAGCGCTATTGTCACGCAGAGGGAGTGTCCCCTGCCACGCTTAATGATAACACTGGGATTCACTGGCAAATCTTCGCTCCATCCTTCAACACAACCTTCCGCTAGACAGATATGGCTCGTACAGTACAAGAGATCAAGACGCAGATGACCGATGCCTTCATGGCAGACCAGACAATCCGAGAGCGGTATGGACTTCGAGAGGGGGATACCTTCTCCTCCCGCTTCTCCGTGGCGAGCCTAGAGAGCATCCTCTTCTTCATCGTCGCCTCGGCGCACTATGTCCTTGAGCGGATTTTTGATCAGTTCAAGGCGGATGTCATCAAGCAGATTAATAGCTCCGTTGTAGCTACTATCCCTTGGTATCACCAGCAAGCGCTTAACTATCAGCATGGTGATAAGCTTCAGCTTGATGAGCAAACCCTGCAGTGGAAATATCCAACTGTGGATGAGAGTAAGAGGCTGGTTCGTTATGTTGCAGTCAAAGATCATGGAGGGAGCATACAGGTACTTGTCAGTAAAGAGAAGGATGGACTCCCTGAGCCTCTCACAGAGGACGAGCTTCGCTCTTTTACTGCATATATGTCATCGATCAAGATTGCAGGTGTTGTGCTTGCCGTTCGATCACTTCCTGCAGATATTCTCTCCATAACTGCAAGCATACAGCTCGACCCCCTCGTCTATCTCCCCAGTGGGGTGCGCATCAGAGACGGTAAGCGCCCCGTGGAGCTGGCTATACGATCATACCTGCGAGAGATCACTTACGGCGGGGTCTTTAACAAGACCAAGCTGGTAGATGCCATTCAGCAAGTAGAGGGAGTCCTGGACGTAGACCTCGGGGAGTGTTCGGCGGAGCCCCATAGAGGAGTGCGACGTGTCATCCAGGGGAACAACTACTCAGCTCGCTCAGGGTGCTTCCTCGCCCCAACGCTCACCTCAACTCTATCCTACAACTACTAATGGACGAATATAGAGAGCTCCAGGAGCGACTAAAGACACTGCGTGGGGGGACGCTTTGTATCTACCAAGGTGTTGTAGAGAGCGTCGAAGGAAGCACGTGTACCGTGACCATCGATGGATTAGCAATCCCTGATATTCGGCTGAGGGCAACAACAACGAATGATGATATGGAGCTCCTTATAACGCCCGCTGTGGGTTCTGTTGTCATCGTTGGTAGTCTCACGGGGGAGTTTGACCAACTAGTCATCCTATCCATCGATCGAGCAGACCAAATTATCCTCAACGGAGGGCATCGTGGGGGGCTTGTGCTGGTGCACGAGCTGACTCAGCTGGTCAACACCCTAGAGCGTGAGCTTAATGACCTTAAGGAGAGCCTGCTCGCCTGGATCCCAACGCCTCAAGATGGCGGACTAAGTCTCAAGACAAAGCTAACTCCATGGGCTGGTCGTAAGCTGGTACTCACGCAGGTTCGTGATCTGGAGAATCCTAAAATTAAGCAATAGCATGTGGTACAACTTTGACGTGCAAAAGTTCGGGTGGCAGATGCTTCCCACTATCCTTCGAGGTGATGTGATGAGGAGTCTGCTGAAGGTGCTCCTGTTGCCATTGGTGTGGCTTTTCTCCCAATTCCGACTACTCCAAGCCGAAGTAAAGGAGCGACTGTCTTCTAGTGGACAGACTCGGTCTCTTATAGAGGCACTACGTCGAGCCTATAGGCTTAAGGAGGGAGATGTCTACATCATAGACTCTGAACATAAGCAACCACACCTCTACCTCAAAAGAGAAGAACAACGCCCTATGTACCTCCATCGGGTTGGAGACGGTGAGCGCACCTACCTCTACTATGAGGATGGTGGTCAGGTAGAACCAGACTTCTATATCTACATCCCAGACTTCCTGCAGACAGAAGAAGAGGGAATACTGAGGATCATTGAGCAATACAAACCCGCTGGTCGGAAATATAAGATCATATACTATCCTTATGAATAAGCTTCTAATCCACGAGGGGGGACAACCCCTCCATCTTGATGACCTAGAATTTCTCCAAGAAGTTGCTACCTCTCCTCTTCAGTCTCTCATTTCGTCCTGGGGGAATTGCATCCTTGGCGGATGCGAGATCACCTACGATAAGACCACATCCGTACACCATTGGAATGATGGGTTTATAGCCTACCAGGGGAGCGTCTATCGAGTCTCTGCAGGGACGATTGATCAGGTCGATCAAGCCGATACCTTCTACTGGCTGTTCTCCAGGACTGAGACCGCCTCCAAGGTGTTCGAGGACGGGGCGGAGCACAACACGCAGGTCGTCTATGTCGCCCAGCTTGCATCGATGAGGTTCGCCCCCGAATCTGGTGATTATATCGCCGACAAAAACCTCCCTCGCCTGGGGGTGGACTTTGCCCGATCCCCTCGACTCAACTATAGCTATAGTGGGATTGGCTCTGTTGTCAACTTCCAGGAACTCTCCCGCTATAGCGGTATCCTCACCCTGCGTTTTGAGCCTAAGGATGCTCTCCCAACCACAGGGAACTTTGGGACATTCCTCCTCTCTGGGATCAATAATATGGCGGGGCGCTACACCTTTGTAGACCCCAATATGCCCCCAACTGATATTGATGTGGTGAACGGTAAGCTCACTTGTCGGCAGAAGCTCGGGGAAGGGTTTAGCCGTTCTCATGCTACCCTGGAACATCGCACCTACATATCTATCCTCATTTCGTGGGATTACGAAGAGAACAATGGTGATGGGGCGGGCATCAATGACGACTCTGGTAAGATTCCTCCACGTGACGACTATGGCAGAGGGAATGGTCATGTCCCTCCTCGTCGTAGATAAGACCGAACGATATGGCAACTCTATATGATATCAGAGAGCGAGCAGAAGCTCTCTCACGTAAGCTCGAGGCGGGGTCAATAACCCCCGAGGAGGTAGGTCAGCTGATTGTTGACCTGACGGACTACACTCAGGGGATGGAGCGAGACGGCTCTACCCTGGGCATTGGTAAGGTGTACCCGACACTCGAGGCAATGCAAGCTGATACAGCGCCTGTCGGCGATAATGGCAAGCCCCTACGCCGAGGAAACCTCGTAGCCATCTATCAAGAGTCAACAGCTCAGACAGACCCCAACAGCGGGCTCGTTTGCATGTGGACGGGTGTACGATGGGTAGCTATCGCACGCATCGGGACAGCGATGCGCCACGAGTACACCTCCATCGAGAGCCGTGTTACCGAGCTTGAGCGAGGGCAGAAAAGTGAGCTCAAGCCGTCAATCGAGTCTATTAAAACGGCGCTCGAAGCCATTACGAAGGACGTTAAAAAGGCATTAGACCGACTTGAGTTCACTGAAGGTGACCGAGAGAAGCTAGATAAGATCAACACTACGGGGAAGAAGTCGAACTACCTAGGGGCTGATGGTAACTACCATGTCCTCCCTGTGCAGAGCGTAGAGGTCAATGGGGTTGCAATGTCCTCCGATGCCAATGGTAAGGTATCCATTACCACCCCGCAGGGTACGGTCAAGAGCTTTACTCTCAACGGGACGAAGCTCATGCCAGACGAGGATGGTGACCTGGGTCTTGGTCTTAAGCTCGCCACAGAGCTCCTAGATAGCAAGCGTGTCAAGGTGGCTCTGCTGACTGCCGATGGGCTTGAGCTCTCGAGTATAGAGCTTGTTCAAGGAGGGGCTTCGGGCGGAGGTGCTGGCTTCCTTAATATATCTAGAGAGGTGCCCGTGTCAACGGGCTATTATAGCCTCTCCAGCGCTCTCACAGCACTAAGGTCTCTTGCCCCTGATGCCTCACTGCGCTCTGGTATGATCATCACCTTCGAGAGTGCCGATGGGGTGTGGAGCGATTATCGCTATGTCGGCACGACGACCGATGATACCTCCTTCTTCTCCGCACCTCTATGGGCGGAGTATGCTAAGGCTGTTACCGATGAGCATATCAAAGACCTCATCGCCAAAAGTGGTAAGGAGGTAGAGGTTGCCGAGAGCCTAGACGAGACCCACCGCCCCGTGGCAAGCGTGGCGGTAAAGCAGGCAATCGATGAGCTACGAGATGCGACACTCGACTCCGATGTCGAGAAGACAGATGATGGGAGCAAGGTGACGCTGTCTCGCAATGGGAAGACCGTCGCCGAGTTCGTCGTTGCTGGGGGTGGTGCCGGAGGACAGTCCTTCTCTACTAAGGCTGTCGTTACCGCACAGCTCTCCGCTGGGCGTATCAAGCTCGGCGATCAAGCTCACCTGACCTATGGCTACACACACTACTCCGACGGGGAGGTAGACGGCGTGCCAGCGACTATTGCGGTGACAGTCAAGCGAGGTGTCCAGACCTTGGCGACCCTTAGCCTTGGCGCTCTTGCCTCGGGCTCTACAGCTAGCCTAGACCTCTCTAAGTATCTCACGACAGCCGACACCTACAGCATCATGGTCTCGGCGAGGTACGAGGAGGAGGGTGTCGTCAAGGAGCGTAAGGCTCAAGCGCTCTTGTCGGTCGTTAATCTCTCAATCGATCTCTACAACCGCAATGAGATTGAGACCTATCTCTCCGCTGGTGGCTATAAGGATGGGGACACCGCCTCGATCATCCTCTCGGTACGAGGGGGCGCTCGTGAGGTGACCATGCTCATCGATGGAGATGAGGGGGGCAAGGAGGTACGTCCTCTTACGGGCGGAGGGAGCAGACAGACCTTCTCCCTCCCCGTCCGATCACTCTCTCCAGGGCGACACAGCGTCCAATTCGTGGCGAGTGTGGATGGTCTCCTCTCCAATAGTATCTACCTCGATGTCCTCAAGTTTGGGGCAGACACCTCCTTCGTGGGGCTCATCTTCTCACGCCCCGACGGGTATCTAGTCCCCGCAGGTGAGACCCCCGAGGTGCTGGCACATCAGTACGAGGAGGTGTCGTGGAGCTACATCGCTGTCAGCCGTCGAGCAGGAGGGGTATCTCAGCTGACGCTGACGACCCCCAGTGGCTCGACCGTGTTCTCTACCCCTCGTACCTATCAGGAGCAATCATCTCGATTCTCCCAGCAGGGGGTACTCGACTATAGCTATATGCTGGAGGATGCTACCAGGGCGTTCAAGGTCAAGGTCGTGCCCACAACACAGGAGGGGCTCGGCATTAAGGAGGGGGCTGTTGTAGAGCTCCTCACCGCTGGGCGTAGCAACGTGGAGTCCGATCCGTCTGTCTGGCGGAGCGGTAAGACTTCCACCCGCTTTGTTGGGGTAGACTTCATCAGTTCAGGCTGGACGGGGGAAAGCCTCCGTCTGATCAACGGAGCTAAGGCGGAGATTGGCTACAAGCCATTCGCCACCGATGCCAAGACTCGTGGGCTTACGCTCACCTTTGAGGCTCGCATGACCAACGTGCGTCGACCCGATGGGGCGGTCATCTCCTGTATCGATGCAGGTGCCCAGGAGCTGGCGAGCTTCGCAGGGTTCGCTATCTCGGCAAGTAAGGTTCAGATGCCAACAGGAGGTAAGCTTGAGTTCCGCACGGAAGAGGGTGAAACTATTACTCGTGACCTTGGGCTGGAGATGCCCTATGCTTACGGGGAGTATTACTCCCTGACGCTTGTAGTGCATCCAGCCAGCGAGGAGCATACCATCCGCCTCTACATCAACGGAGTCTTATCTAAGGCGGACACCTACCAAGATACCCTGTTCGCTCAGCGCACTCCCAGGGGGATACTCCTAGATAGTAGCTCGGCGGATCTAGAGGTTAGGCATGTGCGTATCTATGAGACGGCACTGACCGACGACGAGGTGCTCACCAACTATATCACCGATCGCCCTACGCTGATCGAGATGGAGGAGCTACGTGAGCGTAACGACCTGCTCAACCCCGACACAGGATCTATTAGCTACGACAAGCTTGTTAATCGAGGCAAGGCAGTACTCTCTATTGCGATGCCCGATGGTGGTATAGAGCGCCTCTGGGGTAAGTCTACGGATACTAAGACTGACTACACCTTCACCGAGCTCATCTTCCGCTCGCCTTATGGTAAGGCTTATGACCTGAGGGTTACCGATGGCGTTATTCGCCGTCAGGGAACCTCAACCTCTACCTACCCCATCAAGAACCTGCGTATCTACCTGCAGAAGTCCAAGACGACTAAGGTCTATCGGAACGTGGGCAAGGGGCAGGAAGACCAATGGGAAGAGGTCAGCACCCGCACGTACGTCATGCGAGAGGGGGCAAAGCCGATGAAGATCATCAACCTCAAGACGGACTACGCCGATAGCTCCCTGTGCTACAATACGGGTACTGCTATCCTGCTGAATGACTATCTCGTAGCCAAGAACCCGTCTCTGCGCAATGCGGGGCAACAGGCAGACCCTTCGGCTCGTATGGCTATTGATGGGATGCCTATCGATGTCTTCACATCGGACAACCCCGAGGGGGGGAAGACCTACTGCGGGCAGTTCCAGCTGAACAACGATAAGAGTAAGAGTGGCTACCTCTTCGGGCAGACAAAGACCGACGGGAGTGAGATTGCCCTGGAGTTCATCAACAATACGAACCCCGTAGCCAACTTCCACATCACGGCGAGCTCCGTCGAGGAGCAGTTAGGGCGTACGGGTACAGATGGCTTTGATGCTTCTGTGGAGTTCCTCTTCCCCGAGATGGACTACACATGGAACGGGAAGACTCCCGATAAGACGGCTCCTGCCAATATCAAGCAGGCGGTTATCCGCCTATGGAAGTTCATCAAGGACTGCACCCCTACAGGTGTAGATCCCTCCTCAATGAGCGAGGTAGAAGTCAAGCGAGCCTTCCAATCGGCGAAGTTCCGCAAGGAGGTTGCTCAGTACTTCGACGTAACCTTCCTCACGATGTGGTGGGTGCTCACCGACTATCACATGAGCGTCGACCAGAGAGTCAAGAATACCTTCTTTCGCACGTGGGGGGACGGCATCTGGTGGCTCACCTACTACGATGGAGATACCGCCTTCGGGAAGCGTAATGATGCGTTCCTTGCTTACCTCTACAATATCAGTAGAGATACTCGGGATGCTCAGCGCAGTAAGTACGCCTTTGAGGGGCACAATAGCCGACTGTGGTGTCTTGTGCTGGCAAACCTCGAGGAGGAGATCAAGGCATCTGCTAAGCTCATGAGAGCAACGCTGACCAATAGTGTCTACCTCTCGGTGTTCAATCGGCAGATTATGGGTAACTGGTCAGAGCGCCAGTACAACAAGAGTGGTATCTATAAGTATATACGACCCACATACACCGACTATAACGGAGGCGGGACGATGAACTACATCTTTGCCCTCAGCGGTACGATGTACGCCTACCGTAACCAGCTTATCGAGCGTCGCTTCTCGATGCTTGATGCCAAGTACCTGGTAGGTCAGTACGAGAGCGATGCCGTCACTGGCTATATCGGTAAGGGCGACAAGGATACCATCATCAAGGCTACCGCCAGCGATGACTACTACTTTGCTTGGAAGACGCAGAATGGTAAGCTCACCGAGCATCAGAGCGTGCAGTCCTCGGGGGTAGCTGTCTTCAACTTCCGAGATGCGATGAGCCAGAATGACCCAGTGCGTCTGATTGGGGCGAGTCGTATGCGTAGACTCGACTTTGCAACCACCGCCCCCCACCTGCAGGGTGCTTGGAACCTCAACTCGGGTAAGAGCCTAGAGGAGATTGTGGCAACAACAGATAGCCCATCGCCTACCCAGTGGTATCCCCTACTGAGCAAGATCACGGGCTTGCGCCATATCGACCTGACGGGACAGCGAGGGGTCACAGGCACAGAGGATGAGCAAGCTCGCACGTTTGATGTCTCATCGCATACGGGGCTGGAGCAACTCAAGCTCGGTGGTACGTCCGTAAGAGCTGTCCGCATCGCAGAGGGTAGCCCGATTAGCCTTCTCGAACTCCCAGCAACGCTGAGCTACCTGCGACTAAGAGCCCTTCCTCGTCTCTCGCTGTCAGGACTTACGCTTGCAGATTGGAGCAAGGTGACTAGCCTTGAGCTTGCAGGATGCCCACTCATCGACTGGCGTGCTCTGCTGGATAGCTGTGTCGCCTTGGAGCGCCTGCGCATCGAGGGTGTAGACTTCGAGGACGATGGGTCACTGCTCAAGCGACTCTCAGGCATCAAGGGTATCGACGCTAATGGATCGGCGGTGGATACCTGTGAGCTCGTGGGTAAGTGTCAGCTCTCTGTCTATGTCGATGAAGAGACTATCAAGGCTTACCGACAGCATTTTCCCTCACTCGTCATCCGACAGCCTGATTATACGATGATCGAGTTTGACGATACCGTGGCAGACCCTGCCAATATCTCTAACCTAGACAATAAGACAGGGTACAAGTATGGGACTGCCTATAAGCCCTCGGGGCATATCTCCAAGATCCTCTCCGAGCGCTTCGGGTGTCTAGGCAAGCAGGAGGTCAAGGGGCAAATGAAGATTTGTAGGTTGCACCAGGGTGACTTCCGCTTCTACGCAGACCACCCTAATACGAGCTTCGCTACCCCTGCCAAGCTGGACTTTTCCGAGGGCGATCTTTGGATCTACGAGCCCCAGTACTGGTACAAGGGAGTCAATGACATCAAGCAGATGCGTAAGTATGCCTGCTATGCTACTGGGGAGAGACCCCGAAGCCCTGAGGGTAAGAGATTCCTCATGGAGGACATCAAGCAAGGCAAGGAGAGGTGTTCATACCTAGATAACTTCGCCATCACCCCTGATATCACTCTTGATTCATCGCAGAGGGAGCAATCGGGGTATGCAGTCTGCAATATCCCAGTGGCTGGATACAAGAGAGTGCGCTTCCCGAGCGTCTCTGAGGAGTCCTTCTTCGGTGGGGTCTTCATAGATGCTAAAAATAAGGTGATCAAGGCGCATGCCGTAGCTAGCCGTAATCAGACGGTCTATGTCTCGGGGATGTACTGGTATGAGGATATCCCAGAGGGAGCTGTCCGCTTCGCATTCACTGTCCAAAAGGATAGTGGGGTCGGTGAAGACTTTGTCTGGCTTACCAATAGCCTCCGCATCGAAGACCTTGAGCCCGACTGGGTGGAGCATAAGCCGACGCTTATAGCTGACTTCAAAGCCTCCATTGTGGATGGTCGCATCACTAGCTCTTCGGGTTCGCTGGGGGAGGCTCAGCCTGTTGCATCAAAGACTCTTGCGGAGTTTGAGCGTATAGCCTCCTTGAGAGGGCTGTCCATAATGACCTGGGCAATGCGCAAGGATGTGGTAAACCTCTTCATGGCAAAGTACGGGCATCGAGATAGTAATGCGGTGTATGGGACTCCTGGTGGTTACTATTCGAACGAAAAAAACAGAGTAAGGCTGGGATGGTGTGCCGATTCTGGCATGAATGATACGGTGTATTCGGAAGGGAAGTACTTCAAGACGCTTACCGTCGGAGGTGCCAGCTTCCAAAAAGAATACAAGCTAAATCTCGCCAAGGAGATGGGGTATGAGAACTTCTCCTGGGCATCTCGAGAGTTTGTTGCGGGTATGCATATCCTCAGCAACTCGGGCAAGTGCAAGCTACGAATAGCAGAGGGTAGTATCCAACGAGAGGTCGCAATCATTCAGAGGGACCTACCCCCATATACTTATGGGGCTTGGATCGCACGTGTCGTCCATGGTAAGTACATGGACATCCTCCCGATTAGTAGTTTAGATCCCGAGCGGAATAACGGGTTCTACAAAGCCAGGGTTGGTCTATATAGTGTCAATGGTGTTGCCACATTCGGATGGGATCATAATTATTCTGATGGGATAGGACTTTTCTCCCTTCGCTCCTTTGAGGAGACGCTGTCCGATCCCACGACTTCCGCTCGACTAGCATTCCAAGGCGATATAGTAGAGGTTGAGAGTGTGTCCCAGTATAAGACGATTACCAATAATTTCTAGCATGACCTACGACGAAATCACTGTCAAGCAGGGGGAGTACACCCCCATAGCACCATACAACCCTATCAAGGGGGAGTGGGTGCTCATATTCCCTGTAGGTGAGGTAGACCAAGATGGGTACACCAAGGCTCAGCGTGTAATCCTTGAGGGATTCCCCGCTCTGGAGGGCATCAAGACGGCTATCCTCACTTGGCATAACCAAGAGATTGATAAGGAGATCCTCAGTGGCTTCCGCTGGCGTGATATGCCTGTGTGGCTTAACAGCGAGAACCAGCTCAACTACAAGGCGACCTTCGACCTCGTGATGCAGTTCCAGGGCGGGCGAGGGACGCTCCCCGTAACCTTCAAGTTCGGTCATGACGGCGAGAGTGTCTACCACGAGTTTACCTCCGTCGACGAGCTGGCGGACTTCTACCTCTCCTCTGTCGCCTATGTCAAGGATGTGCTATCCAAGGGCTGGGCGAGGAAGGATGCCATTGACTGGAGTATTTACGAGCAAGCATTGGCACAATATGAAGGCTAAAGAGAAAGGCTGTGGGGCTATGGAAGGATGGCTCTCGTGGATACGCCCTCCCCATCATGAGTTCTTTAAGACGGCTTGCATCCTCCACGATGAGCTCTACCTGCTTGGTGGATCTAAGGCAGACCGTTTGAAGGCGGATATACGCCTCTACCAAGATATGGTGCAACACTCCCTGCGCTACTTCCACGGGCGCAATGTCGGCTCTCAGGCGTGGTTCTTGTGCTTAGCATACCTATACTACAAATGTGTCCGATGGTTCGGTAGTAGCCAGTTCAACTACCACGACTAGTGAAAGGTAGGGCAAAGAAAAGCCCCCATCCTTTCATAAATAGAATCCTACCTCATATTTACAAACTACGCCAAGGCGTGTGGATGGGGGCTTTATAGCTCTCTTCCACGCCTTGGCGTACTTGTCATTTATGAGGTAGGAGAGCACAAAGATAACGATTAAACAGCATAACAATGAGACCACCATTGACTTACTACGGAGGGAAGCAGACGATGCTTAAGCATATTCTTCCTCTCGTCCCAAAACATAAACTCTATACGGAAGCGTTCTGCGGAGGTGCGACCTTACTCTTTGCGAAAGAGCCTGCCGAGGGCGAGGTGATCAATGATATCAATATGCACCTCGTGAACTTCTACAACACGCTACAGCTCGACTATGACGCTCTCAAGAAGAAGATTGACAGCACACTTCACGCAAGAGACATGCACGCTCATGCAAGCCATATACTGGCTTATCCAGAGTTCTTCTCGCATGTTGATAGGGCTTGGGCTGTTTGGGCATTGTCGAAGATGAGCTTTGCGTCGATGCTTGATGGGACGTTCGGTTATGACTTCTCTGGAGGTGTAGCCAAGAAGGTGCGCAATGCTAAAGACGAGTTCTGTCAGCACTTGGCGACTCGACTGGAGCACGTGACCATTGAGAGTCGACACGCATTCGAGGTGATCGAGACCTATGACAGCCCTGAGACTTATCACTTCGTCGATCCACCTTACGTCAATTCAGATTGCGGACATTATGAGGGTGTCTTCGGAAACGATGACCTAGGTCATCTCCTTGACTTGCTGGCGCAAGTCAAGGGAATGTTCATGCTAACTATGTTCCCTCATGAGCAGATTGCAAGCTATGCAGAGAAGCATAACTGGATAATCCATCGTATTGAACGATTCATATCTGCAAGCAAGACGAGCAGAAGGAAGCAAGAGGAGTGGATGGTTTGCAACTATGAAGCGCCGAACAAGGAGCAACTACTATTCTGATAGTATTAGAGCCACATTCGAACGTCATCCGAATGTGGCTCTAAGCTTCCTTGGTAGATATGCTTTTTAAGCTCTAAGCATACGCTTCGTTTTTTCTCAGGAGCTTCAGCTTGGTACGCTTCGTTCCTTTCGTGCCTGACGCTTCGTTTTGCCGATTATATCATTTTGCCAAGGGCGCTAGCGGCTATGACTATCGCGCATATATCTACAAGGAGCTTCTCCCCTATAAGAGTGTGAATGATGATACGTCTGAGTTCTCAGAAGGGGAGTTCATTTGCGCAGACTATGCTAGGAAGGATCAGGGTGCAGCAAATGAAGCGGTAGGCTATGCTTATCGTCATCTGTATATCGCCCCGCGTACAGCTACAGGGGCTCAGCCTCGTAGCAAGTACCAGACGCTCGTTCGCTGCCTCACTCGTTCGAAGGTTGTTGACTCTAGTCCGTATGTAACCTCTATCGTCATGGAGTCGGTCTATCTCGGGAAGTACTTTGTGGGGACTCTTGTCACGACGCCTCTCTATGTCGAGCGCAATGCTACCAAGCCCTTTACCTATCTCCAAGAGTCCAGTCTCTTCGGTGTAGGCGCAGAGCCTACTCGCAGTATGGTCACACGTATATTGATCAATGCTAATGAGGTCAGAGGTGTGTTCAAGTATGATAAGTACCTGAAGCCTTACTCCGAGGTGAAGACCTTTGATACCGTTGATGGGATTAAGCTGCTGCACTGGGGGACAGTCCCAGGTCAGTGGGAGTATGAGGCGATGCAGATTGGGAATAATGAGACCCGCCTCAAGAAGCTGATAGAGGAAGTCAATAAGGTTTCGCGTGCCCCGATACTAAATCGCTTCTACGGCTATAATTCCTTTAAGGGTGGTATCTATTATTCCCGGAATGAGGGGAGGGCTGGCGATGATGTTCGTGGTCTCTTTAGTGATAATACCTACCAGCCCATGCGTGCGTACTCCACGACCTATCAGGGTGATGATGGTAAAAAGCCCCAGCAGGGCCTGTAATCCCTCTCCAATAATCTCCCTTATATTATAGCGGTATAAGGTCGCAGGCCCCGCCCCTCTCGAAGGGTGCGGGGCCTGCTGCATACTTATAGATAGGTAAAATACTTAACTTTGTGTGAGGGGATTCCCCCTCCCAACGTATTGATCATAGAACGATAAGCTATGAGTAAGCATCCCTTCCGCGGGATGGGCGTGGCGCTGGTCACACCCTTCACCGAATCGCAAGAGGTCGACTACAAGAGTCTGGAGCGCCTCCTCGAACATCTGCTCCGTGATGGGGCTACGGACTTCATCGTCATCCACGGGACGACGGGTGAGTCGCCCTGCCTCACGCGTGAGGAGCGTCAGCGAGTCACTGACCACATCATCGAGCAGGTAGCAGGTCGCTGTCCGCTGATGGTCGGCCTTGGGGGCAATAATACCCGTGAGACGGCAGAGCGCCTTCGGGAGCTTGATCCCCGTGGTCTCTCGGGCATCCTCTCCGTCGTGCCCTACTACAACAAGCCTTCGCAGGAGGGGATGTACCGCCACTTCGCCCACTTGGCCGAGGCGAGCCCGCTTCCGCTGGTGCTCTACAATGTGCCAGGGCGTGTCGGGGTGAATATGGCGCCCGACACCGCCGTGCGCTTGGCGCGAGACTTCGATAATATCATTGGGATCAAGGAGGCTTCGGGCTATCCCCAGCAGGCGGCACAGATCACTGCGTGCGAGCTGCCCGAGGACTTCGTCGTCCTCTCAGGCGATGATGCGCTCACCGTGCCCTTCATCCAGAATGGAGCCGTGGGTGTCATCTCCGTCGTGGGCAACGCCTATCCCCGCCTCTTCTCCCACCTGACGCACCTGGCTATGGAGGGACGTATCAATGAGGCCGACATGATCCAGACGGAGATGCGCGCCATCAATACCCAGCTCTTCCAGGAGGGGAATCCCGTCGGGATCAAGGCCCTGCTCTACCTCATGCGTCTCATCGACAGCAATAGCCTGCGCCTGCCCTTGGTCGCTGCGAGCCCCGAGCTCTCCGAGCGCCTCGACGCTACACGCAAGGCCCTCGATATCTACGCCTCCCACCTCTTTGCCTAAGTGAGCTCGACGACAGAGATCAGCGACAGCTATTGGACGCTCGCCGAGCCCAGCGAAGGCGAGTACTCAGAGAAGAGAAGTAAGTTCCTCGCCTACGCCTATCCCGTGACGACCGAGGAGGAGGCGCTGGAGCGTGTGCGCGAAGTGCGTGCCCGCTACTATGATGCCCGCCATGTGTGCTGGGCTTACCGTCTGGGCCCTGCAGGCGAACCTTATCGTGCGAATGATGATGGGGAGCCCTCGGGAACGGCTGGCAAGCCCATTCATGGTATCCTCGTCTCGCTGGGGCTGACGGGAGTCCTTGTCCCCGTCCTGCGCTAATTACGTGGTG